GCATTTGAACGGCTTGAACACTGATTTGAACAGTGGTCAAGCCGTTTTTGTGTTTTGGAGGCTATTGAGATTGGTGAAAATGGGCGTTTTGGGGGGTTGGGTGTGCAGTTGGGTGTGCGTTTGGGTGTGCATGGAAAAACGAAATGTTCAGAGAGGGTGTGCATTTGGGTATTCACTTTTAACATGGAAAACAAGTGATTGACCCCCTATATAACTCCGAATAAATTGTGATTGATGTCATTTTCGTGCGTTTAGGGGGTGGGGATAATCCCACGTTTTGACATGTTATAAACCTTTGCGGAATGTCGAGAACGCCCTGTTTATCGGGGTTTTGGCTGCTTTGCTACCCTATTATACCTATGTATGTGCGTGCGCGACACGTTTTGCGGTGTGAAGCGTGTGCGTGATGCGTGTGACGGGAGTATCAGACGAGGCGGACGAGTCCGACAATGATGCTCAGGCTGCGTATGTCGTCGCGTGGGAGGAGGAAAGGGTGATGAACACTGCTGTTTTCCGACACGCATAGAATGCTGTCGGCATGATCTACGCTTTCCTGCACGCGTTTGACGAGTACCCCCTGGCTCGTTTCGAGGACATAGACGGTACCCCATTGGAAGAAGCGGATGTCTGTGATTTTGCGACAAGCGAGGAGGTCGCCACTATAATATAGCGGCACCATGGAGTCGCCAGACACCCGGATAAGGAAGTTTGCTCCTTTGTTCTCGAACTCCGGTATGACATAGCGCTCGCAGTCCTCCATGCGTACACCACCGCCACTTTCGGCAGGAAAACCGGCGACTGCATCGAGCGGTATGAGTGGGATGCCAGTTTTAGATCCTTGTGGTGCATGGTGTGCTGTGGGTATAGATGGACTAGACTTACTAGGTGTTATAGAATTACTGGCGGCACTAGATGGCGAGAGCATAGTGCCCTCACCAGTGAGTAGCCATGAGGAATCAACATATCTACACTTTGCGTATATAAGTTCAGCATCAAACGTATTACGAGCAATCCATGCACTTATTGTTTGGGCAGATACACCCAAAAGCTTTGCAAATTGGGCTTTG